AAAAGGGAAATGATTGATATATTGGAAGAGCACTGTACCGACCAAATCAACTATTATAAGGATTTACAGGGACAACTTGAAGAATTAAATGCAGCGGAGGTGAACTGATGGCTAAAGCAGTATTGGTTATGGATATGCCGGAATCGTGCGATATGTGCGATTTTGCAGACGATACACAGCCACCAAGGTATGGAGAGCGAACGTTGTATTGCAATGCTCCAGGTATTGGATATGATGTGACAGATTATATTGCGTGCAGACCGGATTGGTGTCCGCTCCGAGAACTGCCGGAGAAAAAGGAAGAACTTCAGCCGGAAAAATATGAATTTGGAAGTCTTGGGAGGGCATTTGTCGCAGGCTTTAATGCGTGCTTAGAGAAAATTTTGAAGTAAACCGAAAGGAGTGAGAGGTTTGCTGGCCAGCGTGAAAGAGCTCTTTACTCCGAAGAAATATGGAATCAGTAAAAGATAGGATGAAGCGACTTGGCGCGTATGAGAAGATCGCTTCGTTCATGCAGAAAGAAAAGCAAGATTATAGCTTTAAGCGAAAATACGCGCAGATTCGCGCGGAAGAGTTTAGATCAGAGTGCGACAAAAGAGGTTTGAACTGCCATGTATCTGTAGGCGGATTGGATAGCATCATACTATATATGTTTCTCCGCGAAGTGTGTCACATAGATGTGCCTGGTGTATCAGCATCGACACTAGAGGATGCGAGCATCCAGAGAGTACATAAGGCAATTGGAATTATAAATGTGCCGCCTTTGATGCGAGAGGATGGCACACGATGGACAAAACCAAAGGTCATACAGGAATTCGGATTTCCTGTTATATCCAAAGAGATTGCCGGAAAGATAGAACTTCTTCAGAATCCAACGGAGAAGAATAAGACCGTCAGACATGCCATTATAACCGGCGAAACCGGAGAATATGGTGGATGGCAGAAGAATTCGAAGATGCAGCTCAATCAGCGATGGTTGAAGCTGTTCGGTGGATACGAAAATGAGACGGAAGGATGCGACTTCCAGAAGCCGGATTTCCTAGTATCAGCGAAATGCTGTTATTACCTTAAAGAAAAGAATTGTGACGATTGGGGGAAGGAACATAATAGTGTGCCGTATTTGGGATTAATGGCATCCGAGGGAGGCAGACGTGCCAAGAGCCTACGGATGAATGGGTGCAATTACTTCGGGGCATCCACGATCAGATCAGCGCCGTTTGCAATATTCCACCGGCAGGACATTCTTAAACTTGCCTTGGAGATGGACGATCTATGGAAGAACGGATTAAAAGAGAAGTATCGTGATGATGGAATCAAGGCGGGGATGATAACGGAAAGTTTTCAAATGCCGGATTCGTTGATACCGGAGATTTACGGCACAATCGAGAAAAAGCCGGACGGTACGCTGTATACAACAAAGGCGCAGCGAACCGGATGCAGCATGTGCGGTTTTGGTATTCACATGGAAAAGCGCCCACATCGGTTTGATTTACTTTATGAGAGCAATCCTAAGGAATGGGATTATTTGATGTTTCATATGTGTAAAGACAAAGACGGGAATGATTATGGATGGGCGAAAGTGTTGGACTATATCGGTGTCGGATGGGATCCGACGACGATCGGTGGAAACTGTAAAGGGCAGATGAGCTTGCCATTAGATCAAATGTGAAATATAAAAAGCACCTGCCAGAAACAGGTGCGTTGCATTCAAGCCGGGATTCGAACCCGGGACCAATCGCTTAGTAGGCGACCGCTCTGTCCAGCTGAGCTACTTGGCCATAATGAATTAGACAAAAACATGATATTACAATTAACGACAAATGTCAATACTTTATAGAAAGGAGCCGAACCTCCGGCCGGGGTAACGATATATCGGGTTCCTTTTGAAAAATGACATATAAAGATTTTTTGGAAACAAAGATTGAACTTGCAACAGAAAGTGGATTCGTTGTGGATCCTAAACAAGTCAACAAGGTATTGAAACCGCACCAGAGGGATGCTGTGGTGTGGGCGCTGAAAGGTGGCAGACGTGCACTGTTTGAAAGTTTCGGACTTGGAAAGACCGTGCAGGAAATTGAATTCTGCCACTTGGCGGCAGAGTATAGCGGCGGACGTGCGTTGATCGTGTTACCGCTTGGAGTGAAGCAGGAGTTCACGCATGACGCAGTGGAAGTGCTTGGATATGAGAAACCGGAGTATTGCCGGACGATGGAAGAGGTGGAGCAGAGCACAAGCCAGATTGTATTAACGAATTATGAGCGTGTACGGGATGGGGATATCCGACCAGACTACTTTACAGCAACATCACTTGATGAAGCCAGTGTTTTAAGGAGTTTCGGCAGCAAGACCTATCAGACATTCCTAGACAAATTCAAGAATGTTCCGTATAAGCTGGTAGCCACGGCTACACCATCGCCGAACAAATACAAGGAACTGATCCATTATGCCGGATATCTGGAAGTGATGGATACAGGGCAGGCGTTGACACGGTTCTTCCAACGCGACAGCACAAAAGCGAACAACCTCACATTGTACCCAAACATGGAAGATGAATTTTGGATGTGGGTGTCAAGCTGGGCGCTTTTTATCGCGAAGCCTTCAGATCTCAATCCGGTATATTCCGATGAGGGATATGATCTGCCGCCACTTGATGTGAGATGGCACGAATTGCCGGTGCATTATGGCGATACAGCGGATAAGGACGGACAAATTCAGCTATTTCAGGAAGCAGCAGAGGGATTGAAAGAAGCTGCGGCAGTTAAAAGAGAAAGCATTGACCGCCGTGTAGCAGAAATGAAAAGAATTGTGGAAGAATCGCCGGACGATCATTTCTTGTTGTGGCATGACCTGGAGAATGAACGGCATGCGATTAAGAAAGCACTGCCAGAGGTGGTGGATATCTACGGATCGATGGATTATGATCTGCGCGAGCAGAGGGTAATTGATTTCTCAAATGGGCGGACAAAGTTATTTGCCACAAAGAAATCATTATCAGGATCCGGATGTAACTTTCAACGATATTGCCATCGCGAGATATTTCTCGGAATTGATTATGAGTTTAATGATTTTATCCAAGCGGTACACCGGTGTTACAGATTTTTACAGAAAGAGCCGGTAGTAATTGACATTATCTATATGGAGAATGAGCGGCAGATCAAAGATGCTTTGTTAGAAAAATGGAAGAATCATAATCACATGGTTTCAAAAATGATCGAGATCGTGAAGAAATACGGATTAAATTCCGCAAACAAAGCACAGCGATTAGAGAGGAAGATGGGCGTGGAAGGTAGCAGAGAAGAAAGAACAGTCAGAGGAAATCACTATGAAGCGGTATATGGCGATTGCGTAGAAGAGACCAGAGCAATGGAAAGCGACAGCATCGATTTGATACATACATCCATTCCGTTCGGCAACCACTACGAGTATTCAGCTAATTATAACGATTTCGGGCACAATCAGAATACGGAGAGATTCTTTGAACAGATGGATTATCTGACACCGGAGCTGCTTCGCGTGTTAAGACCGGGAAGAGTTGCGGCGATCCACGTAAAGGATCGGGTGTTATTCGGGAATGCGACCGGAACAGGAATGCCGACTATTGAGCCGTTCCATGCATTATGTATCGAACATTACATGAAGCATGGATTTCAGTATTTCGGAATGATCACGGTCGTAACTGATGTGGTTCGTGAGAATAACCAGACATATCGCCTCGGATGGACGGAACAATGCAAAGACGGATCCAAGATGGGCGTAGGGTGTCCGGAATATATCCTGCTTTTCAGAAAGCTGCCGACTGATAGATCTACGGCATACGCGGATGATCCGGTTAAGAAATCCAAAGAGGATTACACGCGTGCACAATGGCAGATCGATGCACATGGTTATTGGAGATCGTCAGGAGACCGACTGATCAGCAAGGAAGAACTTAAGGATTTTCCGGTTGATAGCTTACAGACAGTGTACAGAGAGTACAGCCGTGGCAATGTATATAACTATGAGGATCATGTGAAGCTTGCGGAAGATTTGGACAAGGACGGGAAGCTCCCGGCAACATTTATGGTAGTTGCTCCGGGATCGTGGAATCAGCTGGAAGTGTGGGACGACATCAACCGAATGCGAACCCTTAACACTACTCAGAGCCGCAGACGCGCTCAGATGCACGTATGCCCGTTACAGTTGGATATCGTGGAGCGAATCATCAACAGATATAGCAATGAGGGCGATACGGTCTATGATCCGTTTGGTGGTCTTATGACAGTTCCAATGACGGCGGTTAAGATGCATCGGAACGGCAAGGGATGCGAATTGAATCCGGATTACTTCCGGGATGGCGTTGGATATCTGCAGGCAGCGGAGAATGAAGTGGACGAGCCGACATTGTTTGATTTTATGTAGGAGGTGCGCTCATGATCAACAGAGATTTAATTATCGATTGCTTTGCCGGCGGTGGCGGAGCAAGTGTAGGAATCGAGATGGCACTTGGTCGCTCGGTTGATATTGCTATCAATCATGATATTCAAGCGATTCGGATCCATAAGGTCAATCATCCAAGCACATTGCATTTGACAGAAGATATTTTCAAGGTAGATTTGCAGAAATATGTTGGTGGTAGGCATGTGGCGCTCATGTGGGCGTCACCGGATTGCACAAGTCATAGCAAAGCAAAGGGCGGTCAGCCTAGAAAGAAAGGGTTAAGGATTCTTCCTTGGGCGGTATATAAGCACGCAAAAGCGATACTTCCAGATGTGATCATCATGGAAAATGTGGAAGAAATCCAACAGTGGGGACCATTGGATCCGGACGGTCATCCGATACCAGAACGTAAGGGAGAGGACTACAAAAAGTTTATATCTGCGATGAAAACTCTCGGATATGCATTCGATAGTCGAGAACTTGTGGCAGCTGATTATGGCGCACCGACAACACGCAAGAGATGGTATGCAATATTCCGAAGAGATGGAAAGGAGATTGTCTGGCCAGAGCCTACGCGTAGTAAGTCTGGGATTGAATTACCACAATGGGAACAGTGTGGAGATTATATTGATTGGTCAGATTTAGGAAAATCAATTTTTGATCGTAAAAAGCCGCTTGCGGATGCAACAATGGCGCGAATTGCAAACGGTGTGAAAAAATATATCATCGACAACCCTAATCCATACATTGTGAACGACAAACGAGCTATCGCCTTTTTGATACAGTATCACAGCGAAACGAAGAAAGGAGATGCAAGAGGGCAGACGTTGCGAGAGCCGATCAAGACAATTGATACAAACAATCGATATGGACTTGTTACAGCCTTTATCACCAAATTCTATAAGACGGGAATTGGGCAAGGATGCGATGAACCGATACATACGATCACTACATCGCCTGGGCATTTCGGACTTGTATCAGCGTTCTTGATCAAATACTACGGAAATGGCGGAGGGCAACCGGTGACAAGTCCTCTTGCAACGATTACAACAAAAGACCGATTTGGACTTGTGAACGTTGTAATCAAGATTGAGGGCGAGTATTGGATCATCGCAGATATATTCTTGCGAATGCTGAATGCTTCAGAGCTGAAGATTATGCAAGGATTTCCGCAAGATTACATTTTGGAACACGACATATACGGCAAAGTGATTCCGGTCAAGGAAAGAGTTGCGAAAATTGGAAATAGTGTTGTGCCTACAATGGCGGAGATGCTTGTGGCGGCAAATTGTCCGTATCTTATTGTTGGAAACAGAATGCCAAACATGATGATTAAGGCAGAGCAGACCGGTCAACTCCGGTTTGCGTAGATTTAAGGAGGGCGGTAACATGAACGCATATGAAATTGCAGAAGTACTTGCAGAATACCTTGTAGATAACAAGGATCTTATAATCGCGCTGATTAAAGATAATGACAAGGAAACCTTGCAGGACGAAATATATGCTGAATTGACAGAGAAATAAGGCTTTAATGGAGGAATCAAACATGAAAATTGATGTAAAGAAAAATGGAGAAACCATATTGCATAGAGAAGATGCCGAGAGCATTACTGACAAAGGCGGTGCATATGAAATAGCCTATGCTGATGGAGCGGGACAGGTTGTATTCAAAGGCGAGAATGTGGCTATTGAATTAAAAGATTAGGATTTGGAGAGGCAAAATAATGAAAGTGAGTTGGAGAAAGGACACATTTACAATTTTACCGACTGTAATGATAGTACCTAAAAAGTACGCCGCGAAGAAAAGAACTTATATATGTTTTGCTTGGCTGTACTGGTGGGGTGACTTAATAGATTAAGCAGAGTAGACAATATAAGTGTCGAAAAACGTGAACATTGACAATTGAATTATGAAGATTGGTGTAGTATGGTATAAGTAAATGATATGAGGAGGTAGAAGTGTATGTCAGATAAAATTGCACCGGAACAAAGTGTCAGACAGTTTATTAGGATTTTTTTAAAACCGATAGACGGAAAAACAGAGATGGAACATTTTGACTACAATAGAAGCGATAAATTTCGTACAAATATTGATGCAGGATTTGAAGACTTGGATATGCGTGTAGATGTTGCAAAAATAATGCTGTATATGCAAAATGACATTATTTGCTTTAATAATTCAAAGAGGTATAAGGTTATAAAGAGAGAATTTCAACCATGTGTGCCTGTAACGTTGGTACTATACGTTGAAGAATTTTCTGACTAGTAATAACAATTAAATATGCATTAAAAACCAAGTGCCAATCGAAGTACTTGGTTTTTTGTTGCTCAAAATTGAAAGGGGGAATGCCGATGGACGAAAAGGAAGTATTCGAAATCTGCAACCAGGTAGACAGTTTTATTGCTGCGGAGCTGACAGAATCCATCGTGATCGGGACAAGCTATGACATGCTGGAGGCGCACCACGGTATTCTCCCGATTAGCCGGAATTGCTTTTATCGGAAGAGGAGGATCGTGCAAAGGATTATAAAGCAGAGGTTGGGGCGAATTGTTGAAGAGCAGAACGGACAGTTGAGGATGGTGTGGTAGGAATAGAAAGTTCAATTGAGAAGAGAACAAAAAAGTGGTATAATGACTATATTCTCAGCGATGACTAAATTTTTAACAGGATTTGAAAAATAAAGGATTATATGATATTTGAAAGTGAGGGACAAGAATGGAAAAATTAGTTGAATTTTTAACATCAAAAATTGGATATACTATTGCGGTAATAGGCGGTTTTTTGTTTCCGGGATTAATCTTTATATTTATATGGGATAAAGACTTATTTATAAATTTGAACGTTGTGGTTTTATTTACGTTTGCTATAGCAATTTCATTTATGTTATACATTCCGAATTTTATTTTAAGCATATGGGCAATTGAGTTACAGGAAAAGATGCGGAAAGAAAAAAACGAAGAGAAATATTTTACTATATTAGTGCTTGGACTTTTGGCAACAGTAACCGAAATGTCTGGGGAAATGATAAATAAAATTTTGAATCCAAGTGTAACAATAGGTCATGTGGTTTTATTTGTTCTTGGCGCCACATTGTTTTTAATGGCTTTCGAACTTGTTCAAGAAGTGATGTACAGTTGCTTCAGAAAGTGGAAGGGGAGAGTTGTTAAAAAGTGAAATCACACGAATAGATAATGTTATTGAATTCTAAAACATAAGAAATGTAATGAAACAGAGAACCACATTATTAGATTAGCAAAGAGGACGAGAAAAACGCCCTCTTTTTTTATGCCCTAAATTGGTACAAATCCTCTGAAATCCTGCTTTATAATTATGGTATGAGGTTAGAAATATACCATTTGGCAGAGAGGAAGTGATTGTGTGGCAAACCTAAGAGGCAAGATGAAGAAACTACAGACGGCAATTATAAAGCGAGGCATGGTTGTAAAGATAAATCAGAATCAGTTCTACTCAGAGGATCAGAACCGCATGATCACGTCCTACCGCATCATTACGCCTGTAGAGTGCTATAACCAAGGTAAGAAAGAATGGAAGACAAAGGACTATGAGGTACTGAAGACTTGCTCAATGGTGGAGGTAATCTATTGTCTGTTAGATATCTATAAGGCGGTGAGCGGATGATGAAATGTAGAGAATGTGGGAAGATGCTGCCGCAGGAGCAGAGAATAGATATTTGTCTCGACTGCTCCAGGAAGAATATGCAGAAACTGTTTCGTGACGATCCGGAGCTGAAAGATGCATTTAAAAAGACAATAGAGGAATTAAGAAAGCCGGAGAATGTAAGGAAGATGGTAGATGGCGCTTGCCGTGTGGTAAATGCCATTAACAAAATGCGAGATGGGCGGTGATGGGATGAAGAAAGAACTCACACCGAAGCAGAAAGCATTTGCAGATGAGTATATAAAGAATGGTGGGAATGCAACACAGGCGTATATAAAGGCGGGATATAGTAAAAAGGGGGCGAGTGCGAGCGCAAGCAATCTACTAGCAAATTCTAGCGTATCAGCATATATAGCAAAACAGACTGAACGCATCGAAAAGGAGCAGCACCGCGACATTATGAGCCTTGCCGACATCCAGGAGCGTAGAAGTAAGATCGCAAAAGGCGAGGTCGTAGACGGCTTGGGATTCGCTCCGGATTTCTCCGATCAGCTTAAGGCTATGGATGGCTTGGAAAAGGCACTGACCATAGCAGAAAAGCAGAAAATCGAGCGCGAGGAAAAGGAAAAGCGCGAGAAAGCACCACTCTGGACCGTACCGATCACGGACATTACCTCCGACTTCGTAGAGATCTACCGGACGGTGCATGAAGCGTTTGCCGGCGAGATAGATGTGCATGAGATCGTGTCTAAGGGTGGTCGTGGTTCTATCAAGTCGAACTTCTGGGGAGACTTGGCGTATGAAACAATCCGTCAGGACCCGCAGGCACATATTGTATATACCAGACGCTATAAGGTTGACCTGCGTGGATCCGTATACAATCAGTTCATGAAAACGGTGATCCGTTACAACGATGTTGATAATTGGGATTTCAAACAGTCCCCGATGTGCGCGGTATATAAGCCGACCGGACAGATGGTTATGTTTGTGGGAGCGGATAAGCCCATCAGTTTGAAATCGTTTAACGTGCCTTTTGGCTATGTGAAGCTGCTGATCCATGAGGAGTGCGACGAGATGGCAGGCGTGGAGCAGATGGATAACATCGAGGATACCTTCCTTCGTTCTGATACACCGGCATTGGATATCAAGATATTCAACCCGCCAAAGTCAAAGAATAACTTCATGAATCAGTACGTGGAAGAGTGCCAGAACAAACCACAGACAAGAATATGCCACAGTTATTACTATAATGTGCCGGTAAAATGGCTTGGTAAACGATTCTTCGAGCGTGCGGAATGGTTCAAGGTGCATAAGCCATTGTACTATCGGAACAACTACCTGGGCGAAGTGACCGGAACCGGCGGTGGTATCTTCGATAATGTGGAAGAACGCACTATCACGGACGCAGAGATCGAGAATATGCCATTCTTCTATTATGGTTTGGACTTCGGCTTTGAGCATCCTCAGACATTCGAGGTTGCATACTATGACGAGGATGCAGATACGTTGTATTGCGTGGCAGAGGTATTTGCCAAGCGGTGCAAGAATAGTACATTTGCGCGGAAGATTAAGAAGTACATTGAAGAGGAGATTATCTGTGATTCTGCTCGCCCTGATGCTATCGCTGAGATGCAGGATTGGGGATTTAATGCGATCGGCGCTAAAAAGCGCTGGGGATCCGGCAAAGGTAGAGACTACTGTTGGGAGTGGTTGCAGCAGACCGCAAAGATTGTGGTTGATCCGGAACGATGCCCGCACCTTGCGCATGAGTTGACAACATTGGAGCATGAGCAGTTGGCAGATGGCAGCTTTTCGGACGCTTACCCGAAGATTGGCGAGGACTGTACAATGGCACTGATCTACGGATTGAACCGTGTGATTATGGAGAGCCGGCGCAATAATGGACTGTATGATGATGAGATAGATGAAGACGAGGAGGAAGAGGATGATGCAGAGTACGAAGATTAATGTACTTGGGACAGAATACGCAATCATTGTTGAAGAATTTGCAGATAATGATATGGATGGCTATTGTGATTCCACTTGTAGAGAAATACATTTGCGATCAGATAATATAAATAAAGTTGGAGATTTTGAACGAGCACAGAAAAAAGCATTACGACATGAGATAATTCATGCCTTTCTTTCAGAGAGCGGGTTACAATCAAACTTCCAACACTGTGAGCAATACGGACATGACGAGACTATGGTCGATTGGATATCTATTCAATGGTACAAGATAGCAGCAGTGTATAAGCAACTTGGCATTTAAGGCGGTGACATATGAACATATTCACACGAGTAAAGGAGTTTTTCATGAATTTATTCAAAACAAGCGCAGAGAAAGAATTTAATGTTGATATCATCGCATCGGATCTGATGGAGATTGCACAGACTGAGTGGCAGAATATCATCAAGGGCAGACCGTATTGGATCAGTGAGAATGTGCATACAATCAATTTTGCGAAGTTCTTGTGCTATTACACAAGCAAGAAGACGTGCCTCGATCTGAATGTGACGATCGCCGGAAGCGACAGAGCGGATTATATTAATCAGTGTATTAAGGCGATGATCCAAAAGTCTATCCGTGATAAGGTGGAAGATGCGTGCGGTGCAGGCGGCATCATTATCAAACCGAACGGCACATACAATCCAGCCGGCGCGATTGATTATGTAATGCCTGGTAGCTTCGCTGTGACCGAGAAGAACAGCAACGGAGATATTCTCGGTGTGATCTTCATTGATAGGAAAATCAAGGGTGATGATTACTATACAAGATTGGAGTATCAGCACTTCACAACTTCGGTTGCAGATGATGGGGATAATGCCGGCAGAACATACACCATCGAGAACAAAGCATTCAAGTCGCAGGGAAGCGATAGCCTCGGCAGGAGCATCAATTTGACAGAAGTGCCGGAATGGAAGAATATACCGGAATCAATCAATATCTCCAATGTTGAGAAGCCGTTATTCGGTTATTTCAAGATGCCGTACAACAATACAATCGATTATGCTTCGCCAGAGGGTGTGGCAGTATTCGCAAACTGCCTGGAGGAGCTGCGCAACCTTGATGTGGCATGGAGCAGGAAAGACGGCGAGGTCGATGATTCGCAGCATATCACATTCATCAATGAAAATGCACTGATGAAGCGCGATAAGAACACCGGAGATAAGAACAGAGTAGAATTGCCGCGGTTTGTTAAAGGTTTGAAGCATGGAGTGGATGCATCAAATACGATTGATGAGCACGTGCCTACAATGCTGACGGATCAGAGAGTTGCAGATATCAATTCGATTCTCTCCATGATCTCCACCAAGGCAGGATTCTCTCAGGGACAGTTTGTACTTGATCGCAAGACCGGTATCGCAACCGCCACAGAGATTGAGAGTGACGATAGCGAGACGGTAGAGACAATCACAGATATCCGGAATGCATTAAAGAGTGCCATCAAGGATCTCGTCTATGCTATGGACAAGTATTGCGATGTGTTCTTTGACATGCCTAGTGGATATGTCAACGTGCTAGACGAGGATGTGGCGGATGAGGATATATTCTACTTCAAGGATTTATTGGCTTCGTTTGAGCAGGACAGACAACGCGCATATCAGCTAATGGTACAGGGCGTGTATAGCAAGCGCAAGTATCTCAAAGAGTATGAGGGATTCAATGATAAGGAAGTCGATGAAATGTTTGCAGAGCGTGACGCGGAGAATGCGAGCGACAACAAAGATGGACTATTTAACGAGGAATAGGAGGAAAAGGACATGGCAGTATCAACTATGAACATTTTGGTTATTTGTGTGACAATCGTGGCATTGGCGATTATCAATCGATAAGGAAGTGATTATATGCAGTACAACAGGACTGTGGGATGCGTGGAGATACATATAGATACCAAGCGCATTGATGAGAACCTTAGGAGAGCACAGGATCTGCTAGATGCACGTGTAAGAGACGATATGATGAATTATATGCCATATCGGCAAGGAGATTTACGTGACAAAACACAGATTATTCAACCTGGATTGATTGAGACAAATACAGTATATGCTCATTATCAGTATATGGGAGAACTGTATCTGACAGAGGATGGACGTTCATTTGCACATGAGCATGAACATAAATATCCGACAGGAATGCCGCTGCATTATAATATGCCAGGAACGTCAGATCATTGGTTTGAACGCGCAAAAGAGGCTCATAAGAACGAATGGGTTGATATAGTGAAAAGAGAGGTAGGCAAAGGATAAGTGCTAGAACCGGAATATTTCTATGGAAAATCAGATAAGATGGTTGAAATGTACCAGGCGCTCGAAGATTGGATTTTACGCGATATAGCAAGCCGGTTATTGAAGAGCGGAGATTTATCTGGAACTGCCGACAGAGAACTATGGAAACTCGAACAAATGGGACTGCACCGGCAAGAGATCATCAAAAGATTGTCGCAGCTGACCGGAAAGAGCAGAAATGAGATCCGGCGCTTGTTGCAGGACAGTGCCATGACTTCCTTTTCCAATGATAGCGAAGTACTTGAAAAGGTGGCGCAGGTTGTTCCGCTTCTACAAAACAATGATGTGATTCAAGCTTTGAATGCAGAATTAACAAAGACAATGGGCGAGTTGGGAAATCTTACAAGAACTACTATGATGCAATCCCAGAGAGATTTGCTTAACATGCTGAATGAGGTTGATTTCCGTGTGGCTTCGGGGTTACAGTCCTATAGTAGTGCAATTTGCGAAGTCCTTGATAGATATGCCGAAAGTGGCGTTATGGTCAATTATCCGACCGGATCACGCAGATCTCTGGAGGCTGCGGTTCGGTGTTGCATTGTCACTTCAATGAATCAGACTGCAGCGGAGGTCACCAATCAATATATTATTCAGCATGGTGTAGAGTATGTGGTTGTATCTCAGCATTTAGGCGCAAGATATAATCCAAAGGATCCTACCGGAGTATCGTCGCATGATTGGTGGCAAGGAAAAACATATAAGATACATGGTAGCGAGCCGGGATTTCCGAACCTTTTAGAGAGTACAGGATATAACATCGATTTTGAGGCTAAAAGAGGCGTATGTGTCAATATGCTTGGACTTCATGGGTACAACTGCCGGCATTCTCACGGTCCGTGGTATAAGGAACTAGGAGATCGCGCATTTCCAAAACTCGATAAGGAAGAGAGCCAAAAACGGTACGATCTGGAGCAAAAGCAAAGATATTTCGAACGTGCTGTTCGAAAGACTAAGAGACTGCTTTTGGTAAAAGAGCAGGAACTAAAGGCTTTCCCTGATAACCCAGATATTCAAAGTGAGTATGATAAGTTGTCTTACAAGCTTAGAATGCAAAACGGACAGTATGGCGAGTTTTGTGCAGAGAATGGATTGCAAAAGCAGTATGATCGCGTCAAGGTTGCCGGATTCAAGAGGAAGCAGGCGGCAAAGGCGAACGGCAGGGCAACGGCTTATGGCAACACCAAGACTAAAACCGCAAGATCTACAGGTGTCAGCAAGAAAGTATACTATGATTCCAATAAAAACTATAGGATTGATCTGCCCGAGACTCCAAGTGCGGTGAATGATGGATTAAGCAAAGCAGCCGCGGAAGTAGCGAAGTTGGGAAGCGATACCATGTGGGAGCATTGCAAACTTGTAAATTTAAAAACAGGTAAAATTGAGTTTTCTACAACGGATCAAGAATTTTCGCAGGTTGGTGGATTTTATAAGCACGTATTGGAAAATGAGGGCGAAACATATGCTTTTATACACAATCATAATACTGCCACGAAGCTTTCACTTCCCGACTTGCAAATATTGGCGGGCGATGACAATATTAAGGTGATTGCAGCTGTAAGAAATGATGGTATAATATCATTGGTAGAAAGTAACGGAACGGTTACAAATGAGTATTTACCGATTTATTACGAGAAGCAAATAAACCAATATATCAAAGAACATGCGAAGGAATATGGAGCAGATATCAGCATAAAGGCAGAAGAATATGCGGTTGAGCTGGCGGCTCGTGAATTTGGAAAAGGAATGGTTATATATGGAAATCAACGGAATTGATGTAAATACAAAACTAAGGGATATTCCAAATCTTGGTATCCTTCTGGATTATCCTTTTGTGCGCGATGAAATGACATGGGGAGAATACTTAGAAGAAAAAGAGTACTATGGTAAACATTATAAAGAGCATTGGCTTGGAACCTATAAACCGTTATGGAAACAACGAGAAGAAAGAGCATGATACTTTATAAGACAATGAAAGGAATCAAGGATGTAGTTCCTGCAATATAGAATTTTGGTACAAATGAAAGTCAAATCTGTTGTAATATAATAGTGCAGATGGCATTGACGTTTGCACTACTCCTCTTTTAATTAATGTGAAAAGAGCCTTGAAATATAGGCTCTTTTTGTATGCTCAAAATTGGTACAAATCTTTTATATTCCCATGATAAAATTATATTGACAAATGAAAAGCACCGGACGGAGCGTAGGAATCCGCCCGCTAACCTACAAGAGTTATAGGATGGTCGATGAGGCACGTCCTGTTTGTGGGCGTGTCTTTTCTTTGTGTCGGTATAGAGGGAGCAACTAATCAATTGGGAGCATTGCGGCAGGTTCGATTCCTGCAATGCCGATTGCCAGCTATGGATCAAATAGCAACTCATTCGCGCCGGGCTGACCGGATTAACAACTTTTAAGAAAGAGAGGAACTTGTAAATGAATATTATCGACAAACTGAAATCGCTTGGTGTTGAGATTACACCAGAAATCGAGAAAGCGTTTCCGGGGGAATTCGTATCGGATCTGGAAGTCCAGAAGAAGAACGATAAGATTGCAACCTTGGAAAATGACAAAAAAGAACTTGAAACGAAGCAGGAGAATCTTGAAAAGGAACTGCAGACTTTGAAAGACGCTGCTCCGGATGCTGATGCACTCAATCAGAAGATTGCTGACCTGACTGCAACACTTGAGAACGAGCGTAAGGAACGCAAGGAGAAAGACGAGATCACAAGGCTTGACGGACTTGTGACAGATTTTCTCGCAGACAAGCACTTTGTCAACGCTATTACGGCGGATGCCATCAAGAAGCAGCTCGTTGAGACACTTAATTCTGATGAGGCGCGTGGCAAGAGTATTTCGGATCTGTTTGATGCTATCGTCAAGGATGAGAAGGGCAATTACAAGCCGGATATCATTATTGATGATAAGACATTCAAGGCGCAGCAGAACCGCAGCCGGATTGTTGGTAACAATTTTGGACAGCCGGATGGAGCGCAGCTCTCTATGGCTGAACTCATGAAACTTAAAAATCAGAACCCGGATATGGATATCACACCATATCTGAAACGAGGAAAGGAGAAATAATCAATGGCATTATTCGATTTAGTTAATTTTAACGGTGAAGTATTTGACACGGTCGTGCGCAATACACCGAATCTTCGCCTGAATGAGCTGCTTCACTGCGGCGCTATTGTAGAGCGTGGTGAGTATGCTTCGATGCTTCCGGATCAGAAGGGCGGCAACTTTATCACAACGCTGATCAAGGCACGCTTATCCGGAAAGACCGTGAATTACGACGGCAAAACAGACATCGATACTGAGGAACGTGGAAATTATTCTATGGGACGTATCGTTGTCGGACGCGCACAGGGATGGACTGAAAAGGATTTCGTATCGGATATCTCTGGGGATGACTATTCTGCCGCAGCTGGAGAGGTTGCAGAGTTTTGGGATGATGTAGACCAGGATACACTTCTCAGCACACTCAAAGGCGTGTTCTCTATGAACACCGGAGAAGGTAAGAACTTCGTAACGAAGCATACTTATGATATCTCTGCAAATGAGGATGGCACTTTCGGTGCTACAACGCTTAACACCGGTATGCAGGTGGCACTTGGAGACAAGAAAGCGAACTTCGCACTTGTTGTTATGCATTCTCGCACAGCTACCATTCTGGAGAATCTTAATCTCTTAGAGTACATGAAGTACACAGACGGCAACGGAATCGAAAGAAATCTTCCTCTGGCGACTTTAAATGGCAGAATCGTACTTGTAGACGATACCATGCCGACAAGACAGGTTGATGCCAAGTATGAGAAGTCTGCGGACGCTACAGTACAGGAAGGAACGACCTACTACACTGTATCCGGCAAGGAGTATAAGGTTGTTGCTTCTCCGACCGGCAATCCGTCAGAGTCAAGCTACTACGAGAAAGTGTCTGATGCATACACAGAGTATACAACTTATGTTCTTGGAAACGGGGCAATCGAGTATACAAACTGTGGTGTAAAGGTTTCGTCCGAAATGGATCGTAATCCTTCAAAGAACGGTGGCGAGACGACTCTGTATTCAAGACAGAGAAAGGTCTTTGCTCCTTATGGTATTTCTTGGAAGAATACAAGCATTGTATCTCCGACTGCCGAGGAACTTGAGACCGGAACCAATTGGGAGATTGCTCATAACAATTCTTCTGATGCAAATGCTACCTATCCGATCAAGGCAATCAATATTATGCGAATCATTACCAGAGGGTAGTAGAAAGAGGGGATTCCAAGATGAAATACACCACGTATGACTTCTACAAAGAAAAATACTATGGGGATTCTATCGGGGAATCCCTTTTCCCAAAGTGGGAAGATCGCGCGGCAGATAAACTTGATCAGCTGACCTATGGACATATCGGCGATGCTGCCAAGGAAGAATTTGACGAGCAGATTCAGAAAGCTACGTGTGCGCTTGCAGATCTACTCTATCAGATCGATTACAAGACCGCTCATGCGAACGATGCGCAGGCGGGGAACGTTAAGTCGATGTCCTCCGGTGGTCAGTCCATCAGCTTCGGAAGTAACGAGACACTTGTTGACAAGGTGCTGAACGACAAGGTGGCGCAGAACAGGTTGTGCTACGACACAATCTGCGAGTATCTGTCCGGTACCGGATTGTTATATGCGGGGGTGCAGTGATGTTCATCAAGAGATTATTTTGCAAGCATAAGATGATGCCTTATGCGTATATTGATGTCCGCACACACGGCAACCATTACAACAGACGGCATATTTGGAAGTGCACGAAGTGCGGCAAGGAGCGTGGATGATGGGATTTGGATTGTATTACAACGATACAGTAACACTGTTCAATCGCTTCTTCGATCCAGATACCGATGAGGAGCGATATTATCCTACGCTTTTAGAGTGTGTGAACCTGGTAGAGACTAAGGGCGCGAATGTTTCTAAGAGTGGCATGGATAGTGCAGACGCGGCAAAGCTTTTCGTTGATTTTGCCGGACTTGGCAAAATTGGAAAGCATTACATGGATCCTAAGGCTTGGGATGCGTTACCAGAGGAAGAGAAGCAGAACTGCATCACGTTTCATCCGGCAGACGACTTCTTTATCAAAGGAGATCAGACCGCATTGGAATTGCCGGAATCGAGTGCTTATGAGTGGGCGCGTGACAATATGGATGCGGTGTACAAAGTAACTACAGTGGATAAGTATGAGGACATCATGCCTCATTTTGAAGTCGGAGGTGTGTGATATGGAAGAAGTTGAGCATCTGACCGTGGGGGACGCGGAAAACGCAGCGAGCGCAGTGCTTGCGCTAGTGTTGCAGTATCCGGGTTTTCCCAAGACTTTTAAAGCGAACAACAAAACTGTGCGATGGAATACCACATCTGATGATTCAACATCGATCGGCATTTTCCCACTACAGGGCGCACGGTATATCAAGAAGTATGTAAGTGGAAATTACACCGCGCAGTTTCCGTATCAGATCGTTTTCAGGAGCTCCCCAACCACAAACAAGACATCTATCGACGCACAGACCGTGCTGGATAGCCTTGCAGCGTGGATGGAAAACGCGGTGGTGGAGTTCAAGGACGTTCACATGCAGCTGGAAGCTATCGACCGTACATCGGTTGTGTATCCGGTGTACCAGGACACGAAGCAGGTCGGCTACGGTGTGAACATGCAACTTAAGTATTTTTACAAGAAATAGGAGGATAAATCATGGCGTTAGATCGTACCAACATGGTGTCATTACTTGACATCGGATTATTAACCGGAAGCACCGGAAAGCTTGACGAGATGGGCGATGGCTTTACAGAACTTACTGAGGATTGGGGACCGAACACCGATCAGAAACAGTATGTAAACATGAAAAATGCATCGAACACAGTAAAGGGTTATGCGCTTTCTATGAATCCATCGAGAGACTGTTTGTCAGATGAGATGCAGACTTGCATTGATACTTTGTTCAAGACATTCCCGACCGGAGAAAAGTGCGATACCTATTACTATCGATTCTACAAATCAGACATTAAGGGTGGAACAGGAGATTGTATCCGTATTCCCGTTACCGTATGCCCTTCAAGTACAGGAGGAGCTGGCGGCGATACTCTTACATCATCCATCCAGATCAATGGAAATGGAGAAGTGGAACTTGGAACAATCACGATTGGTTCGGATGGTACGTTTACATGGAAACCAAAGACTACCGCAAGTGCAAACGTGAAGGAATAGGTGTTGATCAACAATTAGCATATTCGGGACGCGTACCTCTCTTTCGCGCCCCGAATTAAGAGAGGATGGTAATTATGGCAGATATTAGAACAATTACATTTGATGATGGAATCAAGACGATCGAGGTCAATAACCTCGAAGGAGAATTGATCACAGTGCTTCGTATCAACACCGCGGATGCTGCTACGGCAACGCGTTTTGTTGAGCTCGTGCACAATCTTGAAGAGGTGGTAAACCTCGGCGAGGATGATGTTAATTCTTACAGAGAAAAATACAAGGAATACGAGGGAGAGGAGTTCGACAAGCTTCCCGATGAAGTGCGGATGGATATCATCGTAGATGCCTCCAAGATGCGTATCGGTATCATAGAGGGAATGATCCGTGAGATTGATACTCTGTTTGGCAAAGACACGATCCGTAACGTGTTCCGTCAGAGCTATGAGATGCATGAGGATTTTGTTCCGGACGAAGATGCCCTTATTGATTTTGTGAATGCGGTAATGCCGGTGATGAGTGATCTCTTCCAGACACGAAATGAAGCGATCCGCAAGAAGTATTCACCGAATCGCGCGGCACGCAGACATAACAACAAGTACAAAGGTAAGAACAGGAACGTAAAGCATGAATAATATTCTCATCGATGAGCTGCCGACGGAGTGGCGCGGGTATCAAGTGAATACGGATTATACGATCGGCATTCAGATGCTGCAGGCGAAGTACGATCAGGAGCTTACCAAATATGAGAAAAACGATATGTTCGTGTGGCTTATGTTTGCTGACGAGGATGAAAACGGAGAAGAGTATCTTCGTGATCATCCTCAGGGCGTTGAGCTTTCCGAGTGTGTAGAGTGGTTTCTTTCTGGCTGGTTTCACGATAATCCTTCGGAAGACGGCGACAAGGCGCGTGTGGTGGACTATGACGTGGATCAGTGGCGCATCTATGCAGATTTCCGGCAGATCTACGGAATCGACCTCGCTGCGGGGCAATCCATGCATTGGTGGATGTTTTGCGGACTGCTTTGGAATATGCCGTACAAGCTATCAAGCTTCTTGCAGGTGGTTGGCAAGCGGCAGGAGAAACCGACAAAAGGCTCAACGCCTGAGTACCGAGAAGCGCTCAAAAAGGCACAGAAGATGTATGCATTGGATCAGCTGGTGCAGAAGAAAGAGTACACCAAGGAAGAGACGGAGAGAATTGATGATTATGACCGCATGATGGCAGAAATACACGGCAGGAAGTAGGTGAGTAGATGTCTGATTATGATGGATCTATAAAGATTGACACAAAAATTGATACGAAAAATGTCTCTAGTCAGATGTTGCGCCTGCAGAATCAGATTGCAAAGGTGTCACAGAAAGCGGCTGATTTAACCGAGAAAATGCGTCAGATGGAGAATTCTAAAATCCCAACAGAGGACTATAAGAACATCTCCAATGCATTGCATAAATCTATAGTTGAATTTGACAAGCTGTTACAACGACAGGAAGAGATGGTGGCACGTGGTAAAACATCTGGTGCCGCATGGGATTCTCTCGATCGAAAAATTGAAGTGGTAGGAGCCGATATACGCGCTGCACAGAAATATCAGTCTCAAATGGTCAAAGAAGGGACGGCGTATCTTGATAAAGGGGCGATCCGAGCTTCTGACGCATATCAGAAACTTAAGAATCAGCTTCGCGACACTAACAGTCAGATGCAGACTCTTACGAAGAGGCAGGAAGAACTTGTCGCAAAAGAGAATAAGGTCTCAAATGGTGCGGATAAAGCACGTAGAAGCACGGGTTCTTGGCTTGACTCGTTTTCTGGAAAAACAAAGCGGGCAAATGGTTTGTTACATAATTTTGTTACACGTCTTCGCGGTATCGCCCTTTCGATGTTCATCTTCAATTGGATCACCAAGGGTTGGAATGCCATGCTTTCTGCAATCAAAGATGGCACGCAGAATATGGCAAAGTATTCGACCAATGTGAACGCAAAGATGTCTCAGCTGACGAGTGCCGTGGCAACTCTTAAGAATGCTTTCGGGGCGCTTTCGGGACCAATTATAACTGCCGTGGGACCCGCACTCACAATGCTGATCAATATGCTCACGGCAGCAATCAACAAAGTGAATCAGTTCATATCAGCACTCACAGGCAAGAAAACGTGGACGAAGGCTACCACGCAGGTGAAAGACTATGCTGCCGGATTGGATAAAGCTACTAGTTCGGCAAAGAAACTAAAGGGGCAACTACAGTCGTTCAACGAACTTAATGTCATAAATTCGAACGATAGCGGTGGTTCTGGCGGATCTGGTGGCGGCGGCAACGTCTCTGATATGTTTGAAGAAGTTCCGATTGACCAGAATATTGCAGATTTGGCAAATGAAATCAAGAATGCAATAGAGAGTGGAGATTGGGAAGGACTCGGCGAACTTGTCGGGAACAAGATCAAGAGCGCATTGGACAGTATTGATTGGGATAAGGTGTATGCTGCAGCGATTACATTTGGATCTGGATTAGCACTGTTCCTAAATGGATTAATTAGCCCAGAATTGTTTGGAGATCTTGGGAGGACGATTGCTGGAGCACTCAACACGGCCCTTCATTTCCTTGATTCATTTGGAACAACGTTTGATTGGGAAAATCTTGGAGATTCTATTGCGCAGGGAATCAACACTTTCTTTTCAACTTTCGATTGGCAATTGGCAGCAGATACGTTTAATACTCTTGCACATGGAATTATAACGGCAGCAAGCGAGGCTATTTCAGAAACAGATTGGACGGAGATCGGTCAAGATATTGGAACACTTCTGGCGGGAATCGATTGGATTGGACTTCTTTCAGATGTTGGAAAAATGATATGGGATGCTATTAAAGCGGCCATAGAAACGTGGAAAGGTATGTTTGATAAAGCACCAATTGAGACTGCTCTTCTTACAGCCTTTGCCTTATTGAAACTGACTGGAGTAGGAAGTATTGTAACAGGAAAAATCGCAGAGGCAGTTGGCGGCTTTTTGAAAAGTAAGGGATTATCGCTTGGAAAGATTGCGTTCGGACTTGGAATGGCAGGTACAACAGTATTCTTAAGTGATAGCGATAATGACGTTGCAAGCATCATCGGAGCTCCAATTACAGCTTTTCTTTCCGCGTACTCGTTTACCGGAAAGGCAAATTTGTCTTTAAAAATTGGTGCAGTTGTTCTTGCTGCCAACTTTGGCTTGAAGATAGGAAATGCAATTGGAGATGCAATTGCGAAGGCTACGCTCCCAGAAGAGATGCAGAAGTATCGTGTCGAATTTAAGTGGAGTGATTTGTTTTCATATTCCGCGGATGATTGGAAGCAGGGATTTAAAGATTGGAAGGATGATACTTGGGGACCAGCTTTTGACCAATTTATTGAAGATGTAAAGGGGCTTGGATCCAAGATTATCGATGGACTTACAGCCGGATTTTCTGAAAAAGTCGATAATGTCAAGAACTTGGCGAAAGATTTGTGGGACGGATTGGTTGGTGCAATCAAAGATATATTTGGAATCCATTCTCCGGCAAAAAAAATGAAGCCTTACGGGAAAAATATCTTTCTTGGCATAATTGAAGGCTGGAAAGAGAAAATAGCATCTTTTAGCTTTTCAAAATATGCCAAAGAATTGTTTGCGAAAATCAAGAAGGGATTTTCTGGACTGAAAGACGATTATGTTCAATTTAAGGCAAAAGTAAAGGATGAGGCAAAAGAATGGTGGCAGAACACGCAGGACTATTGGAGTAAGAAAGTCGGCAGTGTGAAAGACTTTACAACGAATGTTAAGAACAATGCTTCTACTTGGTGGAAGAATACGCAAATTTGGTGGAAATCAAAGGTTGGCAAAGCGAAGGAGTTTACCACAGATGTTAAGAACCAGAGCGGCACTTGGTGGAGAAACGCTAAATCATATTGGAATGATAAGGTTGGTGAAGTGAAAAAATTTACCACTGACGTAAAGAAAGACGGAAACAAATGGTGGAAGAACGTCAAGAGTGAGTGGTCGAATACTACAGCCGGAAAGACGTTAAACGTTGCAATTGGATTTGCCCAGAACGCATTAAATTCTGCTTGGAATTCCGTAACAAGCTTTTTTAGCGGAAAATCAGTTAATGTTGGAGCTAAGGCAACAAAGAAAGCCAATGGTGGCATCTACTCCGGTGGCGTGTGGCATGATATCGCACATTATGCAGTCGGTACCCAGGATGCACCGACCGGTCAAATTTTCCTGGCGAGAGAAGCTGGACCAGAGCTTGTTGGAACGATCGGTAATCATACCTCGGTCATGAACAACGACCAGATTGTAGCATCCGTCAGTGATGGAGTAGCGCGTGCGGTTCGCGCTGTAATTGGTACAAAAGGAACGCCGGTTAATGTTACATTTAAAGTAGAGGGAGATCCGAACGGAATATTCCATGTGACGCAGCAGAAAGCAAACGAATATTTTCATTCAACCGGAAAGCCAGCGTTTGAATTTTAAGGAGGTGGACGAGAAATGGCATATGGCGGATATCTGATCAAGGTCGGGGATTATAAAGTCCCTTTTGAATACATAACCGCAAGCACATTTCAGTCCCCTCTTCTGGGGCAGGATCTGAACTCGTACAACGATGACAATGGTAAGTTACACAGAGACGCACTTAAAAATCAGGTGCTTAAGGCAGAGTGGCAGGTTCCAGGACTGACCGAGAAGAAGTTCGATGCATTTATGTCGAAAATCAACGCACAGTATGTCGGACAACGGCGTGAGAAAAAGGCGCTTGTTACTGCTTGGTGTCCGGAGATTATGAAGTATGTAACAATGTACTGTTATGTTCCGGATGTTACGACAATCGTCGGCTATGCGGATGAGCATACGATCGAGTACGACGGCTGGCGGCTCGCTTTTATTGGATACGGAGCTGAAATTCTATGATAAATGGAAAGAATAAGGAACTCTATTACGAGAGTTCGATTCATAAGCAACTTAATATAGAAATAGTCGGTACCAAGGCAGTAATCGACAACTCCATGAGGGAGCGTGACACGTTCACGATGACAGAGACGCTCAATGACGGATCCGAGTTGAAATTCGGATCCTGCTTGCCGAATCAGATCTCATTCACTGCTCATGATGTTCCTGCCGGCATTATCGGGAAAAAGCTTCGTCCTTTGGAAACGTTGGAAGGGAACGAGGATGATCCGTTTACATACGGAGAGTATAAGATCTATTCTGACACGCCGACTGCAGACCGCACCAAGCGACAGATCGTGGCGTATGATGCGATGTACGACATCCTCAATGCTGACGTTAAGGCTTGGTATGATGGCTTATCATTTCCGCTGACGCTTAAGGCGTTCCGTGATAGCTTTTTCGCACATCTCGGGATTGTACAGGCCGACACGAGCCTTGTCAATGATGGCATGACCGTCAACAAGACGCTGACCACATCATCATCCTATGATTCTGCGGTGACAGCAGAAGCTTCAGTTAGTGGAAAGACAATTATTGAAGCAATCTGCGAGATCAATGGTGCTTTTGGTAACATCAACCGTGACGGAAAGTTCGATTATGTAATCCTACCGGATATCATCAGTGCTGTGTATCCCGCAGAAGATCTGTATCCGCGTAATGATTTGTTCCCGGCAGATTCCAATACCGAGTCCATGAGCGGTCATTACATCACGTTTGACTATGAAGATTTCCAAAGCAAGGCAATCACGCAGCTTGAAATCCGCGCTAGCGACAATACCGCTGGAGCGATTGTTGGTACTGCCGGCAATAACTATGTGATATCCGGTAACTTTCTTGTATCGGACAAGACCGGATCAGAGTTGGAGCAGATCGCGAACAACGTACTTCCGATCATGAAGCAGGCGGCATATACGCCACTGAAATCATGTACTTGCGTCGGCAATCCGTGTTTGGAACTTGGTGATCCGATCCGATTCAATACAACGCGTGAGATCGTAGAGACATACATCTTGCAGCGGACGCTGACCGGAGTACAAAGCAAGCGTGATTCGATTGCGGCACAGGGTACAGAAAAGCACTCTGCAAAGGTTAATTCTATCAGAGATACGATTGATAATGTACAAAGACGCACGAATCGCCTAGAACGAACTGCAGACCATACATTGTCTGAAATAAGCGACTTGGACGAAAGGACAAATTCACGATTTGAGCAGACAGCAGATATGATTCAAACCGAAGTTATAAATCGGCAAAAAGCTGATACCGAAATGTCCACAAGGATTTCACAGACCGCGCATAGCATAGGCATTACCGCGACAGGCGGGGAAAAGACGGTTGGAATTGTAATTCAGTTGTATGACGAGAATGGAAACATCATAGATACGTCTAGCGATAATGCAAACATTCAAATTACAGGTGTGGTCACATTTAATGATTTGGCACAATCGGGTTCGACTACGATAAATGGCGATAATATCACAACCGGAACGATTCGAGGAACAAATAGTGAATTTACAAATGTGAAGTTTTTGGAAAAAGTATACTACAGATACAAATGGGGCGGACAGCTATATGATTATCCGATATTTAGCGTTGACCAATTAGGAATCCTTGATTTTTGCGGAGATGATATGCATACAAATTATCACGGATCGGTGCTGTTCAATGATAGGTTTGGAAGAGTATACATAGGGTCAGCAGACCAAGCACACAGAGTCGCTTGCATTGGAGACATACCAAACACGTCTGGATTTATAACAGGAATTCGCGTAAATGCAAGTGGTCAATCTGGAACTAGCGGATATACAAAAAACTACTTTTTGAGAGTGAATAGCAGTGGAACATATTCTTCGGTATCTGCAAGCCAAATACATGTATCAGATAGAAGGCTAAAAACAGATATAACAGAAGCACAAGATATTTCTTCTGTTTATATGAGATTCGTTCCGGTGCACTTTCGCTATAAGGAAGACGTGGATGGTGTAGATGCACATTGGCACTATGGCTTTATTGCACAGGATGTTAAGCAGGCTTTTATAGATTCTGGCATTGATAGTGATAATGAAGCACTTGTCGGACTCGATGTTGAAGATGACACATGGCTTCTTGACAAGGACGAACTTCATGCTATGCATGTGCAGATGATTCAGAAGCAGCAAAAGGAAATCAGGCAGCTTAAGTTCGACAACTTCTCGTTAAGAGGCGAGGTTGATATATTAAAACAAAGATTAGGAATAATGGAGGAAATGTTAAATGTTATCTATTCAAAAATCAACTAACGTAAATGGAACTTCTAGTGTAGACGGAAATCAGTACGCGTATTTTAATGCGCAGATCCCAGACAATGGAAATATCAGTGTAAACTATTCGATTCAGAATCGAGAAATCTACGCCGCGAACAAAGAGACGTTTGACACTGACTATGATGAATTCCGAAAAAAGGTAGATGATATTGCGTCTGCGAAATAGGAGGTAGCCTATGCAGAAGATTTATAGCCGTATAGATTGGAAAAACTTTCCAAGCGAAGAAACGGCGGTAAATGAAACAAACCTCAACAGAATGGATTCTGGCTTAGATGCGATTGATGATCGTGTCGTTGCTATGGATGCAACCAAGTTTGATGTGATTACAGCCAATTCATTGATTAAGGATTGGGAAATTGATGAAAAGACCGGAATAATCACAATAACAAAGTTGAGCGGAGAAAAGATTCTGTTTGACCTTAACATCGAAAAGATTCCGGTATCATTCGCTTTATCCGATGATGGTATTCTGACCATGACAACCGATGATGGCACGAAGTTCACGGCTAATATCGGTGCAATGATTCCGATTCTTACGTTTGAGGATTCGGACGAAATCGCGGTATCGGTAAGCGGAGAGGGTGTCAATAAGACTTATTCATTCTCGATTAAAAACGGTTCGATTACCGAGGATAAATTGAGACCAGACTATTTAGCGGATATTAAGGTTGAATCAGCAAAAGCAGAAAAGGCAGCGGAGGCTTCGACGGCATCTCAAACACAAGCGCAAATGCAAGCTACACTTGCCAAAAGCTATGCAGAAGGTGATACAGGGAGGCGAGATGGCGAAGATACAAACAATGCCAAGTACTGGGCGCAGCTGGCGCAGAGTGTGGTAGGCATTAAGGCTGATGGTGTGACTATTGTATCAAAAGAGGATGGTACATTGACAGCAGTTGCGGAAGATAGGCTTGATGAAGAGAGCGAACTTCCGCCTAAGACAAAAGTAGTTGCCGCCGAGATAAGGGATTTAAAAAATAACTTGTCATCATATATGGTAAAAAACCCTCTCACAAAGGTTTACTTTAATTATGGTTCCTATTTCCCCAGTAGTTCTTTTGAAGAGTCGGCACATATTCTGGCCGGATATGATTTAATCTGTTGCGAGGGTTCGATCAGCGGATGGACGGATTCGGAGAAACGGCAGAATGAGATGGCTCTGGTGCAGGAAGTACGCAGACGCAATCCAAATGTGAAATTCTTCCGGTACATATCCGTTAAAAATAAATATGATGCTACATCGAAAACGCGTGTCCCAATCAATAAATATGACCTTTACCAGCAGATTCGTGCAACACTGCATATGGGAGGTACTTGGACTACAGATAAAGATGCAGATGGATACGACGTTATAACGGGAGGTATACCTTATGACGGCATCTTTTGGGATGATTTTGATTCCTTATCGGGAGTTACAGAACTTAATGATGGTGATGAACAGTCATGGGAAAGTGTTCTCGAAAAGCAGAATGATGTAATCGAGGAAGCGCGGCGCTTTGGTTTATGTTCCTTTGGAAATGCTTGGCATGTTATTGAACTTGTATCCGGAAAACCGATTGACAATGAACCATATTACAATCCTAAGTCCTTAAAGTCTTCAATTGGAGAAAATGATTATTTGATGGTAGAGTCGTGTGAATTTTATCCGAAAGAGCCGATTGATGGATTTGGTTATTGGTCTGGAGAAGATTCGTCTTACAAGGTATACAACTACATGAAAAATTATTATCCAACACAGAAAGCGAATCTTGTGTGCTTTTCGAGTGGTGGATACAGCATGACTGTCGAAGAAAAACAGTGCGCATTGACATGGATGCTTATGGATCTGCTTGTAATGGGTGGCAGATATGTATGTTTTGATCAGGGACTTATCTATGATATGCCGGAAGCACTTAAGGCATTTTATTATGATGATTTGTCGGATGCGACGATTACAAGGGTTGCCAGCGGACATTATCAGATGCGAGTAAATGGTCATACCATCATTACAAAGAGAGAATCTGGATTAGTAAATTCCAAGGCTAATAGTAATTCTTTTAAATTGGCGCATATTTGGATAGATGGTGTTGAAATTAGAAACCTTTTTGCACAACCTTCTTCTCTTGCGTTTTCGGTCAGTGAACAATTCGAGGCGGTAAACACACGACTTGATACGTTGGCACCAGATATTAAGAAGAATGTTAGCCGATATCAGAGACTTATGATTGATGATTGGATTCCATCTCGAGATCCAAGTGCTTTTCCGAACCTTGTGCCAACTACTAGTGGATCGGCTGGTGGAATAACCGTATCTTCGAGAGATAAGTACAATTTTGAATGTGTTGTAGTGGACGGTTGGGGAAGTTACAGATGGACGATAGATGCAACTCCATATAGAGGTAAGACAATCGAAATAGGCTGTTCAAAATTTACATTGTCTAATTCAAATAAACAATCAGCAGCACTTATTATTAATAATGGTGTCGAGTGGGCGAACAGACAAACTTTATATGCTACTGCAAATAATGAATCTATGGTAGGAAATAAGAGTGGAATTAACTTACTATATAAAGTTTCAGAAAACCAAAATTCTATATGCTTTGGATTTTGGGCATTTGGAGCTACCAAGGATGATATATTTTCGCTTGAAGATTTTTATGTTATAGATCCATCTTCGGTTGAAGAACTGCTTTCCAAATCAGATTATACCAATCGAAGTATAGGATTTGACAGTTGGGTAGATTCGGTTTCATGGAAACGACCAAACGATCTGACCACACTTCCATACACAATAACGGAAGATGTGAATGATATTACGATTGAGTACAAAGAGGATGGATATGCAGCATACAAGGGAATTTGTGTTGTTATGCAAACAGCTGGAACATTGACGCCAGGAAGTACATGGGAAATCGGATGTGAAAGCTTTATCTCGAATGCCGGTGACAATATTAGGGTACGTGCTTATGTATATGCTTTAGCGGGGTGGTCACCTTATATTATTCCGTCAAAAGTAGATCAGTCAGCACTCCATGACGTTAAGTGTCCGCATATTACGGTTACAGTTCCGGAGACGGCAAAAGATGCGAAGGGATGTTATATAGAAATTCTTAATTTAAGTGCAACTCCATACAATACGTTAAGTGATGGCACTAAAGAGGCACACAAGGCTGTAATCAAAGGTTTCTACATGTGCGATGTAAATGAGGAGAATGTTATCATCCGCGGATTGACACCAGCGAATACATGGTTGCAAATCTGCCGAGTGAAAGATTCAGTTCTTGCTACAGACACGAAGTTGATCTCAAATGCGTTGTATATTACGGATTCGGGAAAAATGTTTATTACAGATTTTAGCGGTAACCGAATTGATATTGTGAAATAGTTTAAGGGACATCTTCAGGTGCCGCTTATAGGGAGTGAAATTATGTGGTCAAAAACTTACAATGAACGCAGGCTTACAAGAGTTGAAGCGCGTGCGAAATCGAATACACACCGAATCGATAAGTTAGAACCTATTGTTGAGGAAATACATACAATGAGCGAGACAATGGTACAGCTGGTCGAGGAGGTCAAGCATACCAACGAGAATGTATGCGCTTTGGATGAAAAGATTGATAGTATGGATGCTCGCGTAGATGTGATGGAGCGTGCACCGGCAGAAGATGTTAAAAAATACAAGTCAGTCGCAGTAACTGCAATCATAAGTACAATTTCCGCTGCACTTGCAATCGGGATAGTAACGATGATCGCGCAGTATATCAAATAAGAAAGGGGTAATTAATATGTTTAAAAATTGTGTATTCAAAGTATCCGTAGACACACAGAAGTGGATGAAAGCGGCAGCAGTGCGGGCGGTTAAGACAATGGCACAGACTGCAGTTGCGGTGATTGGTACGGCAGCAGTGGTATCAGCAGTGGATTGGAAGATGGCAGTGTCTGCATCGGTGGTTGCCGGCGTAGTATCGCTTCTTACATCGGTTGCCGGTATTCCAGAAGTGAAGGACGGTGAGTAAGATGAAGTTTAATGTACATGCCGGACATAATCCGGACGGGAAGATTGCGTGCGGCGCGTGTGGACTGATTAAGGAGTCCACTGAGGCACGCAAGGTTAAAAATGAAGTGATCCGGCTGCTCAGGGAAAAAGAACATAAGGTGTATGACTGTACCTGCGCCAATGGAAAGAACCAGGCGGACGTATTAAAGAAGATCGTAACAAAGTGTAACAAGCATAAGGTGGATCTGGATATTTCCATTCATTTTAATGCTGGAGCTGGAGATAAGAAGGGAAATGGCAAGACAACCGGAACTGAGGTGTATGTATATAGCGCCGAGAGCGCGGCGTATCCAGCAGCGGTTAGAGTGGACAATGCTATTACAACTCTTGGATTCAAAAATCGTGGAGTGAAGGAGCGTAAAGACTTGTATGTTCTGCGTCGGACAAACTCTCCGGCGATGTTGATCGAGTGTTGCTTCGTGGATGATAAGGACGATGTAGAGCTGTATGATTACAAGAAGATGGCGGAGGCTATTGTTGCAGGAATTCTCGGTAAATCATTGTAAGTTACGTGTGTGAACTTTCGTGTGAACTTTTATGGAAATCTGTTGATTTTAACCGAAATGTGATGTGATATAAGGAAATACAAAAGCGTTGATTTTACAGGGAAAAGTGCAAAGCACAGTAATACCAACGATTGCAGAATTTTATATCTGATGGGTTCGACTCCCGTCTAGTCCACTTATCAACTATGTGACGAACCCACTATTCGCATTATGCTTTATGAGAATATGTGGCTTGTATCGAAGATAATCGCATGATTGGTGATGTAGAATGAAAAAGGGGCGTAAGCCCCTTTTTTGTATGATTGTAAATAGTCGAAAAACGTCTTTGTGGCAACATGGTTTTATCATAAACGGAAAACTATTGAATACCAAACGTTTTTGCAGGAATATCAATTCCTACCATTTTTCCGAAAGCCAA